AACATCATAACAAACATTTCCGAACCCTTTTTCGATCCACAATTCAGAGTTCAAAAGTTTATAACGAATTCCTACCTTTTGCAAACGTTCTTTACAGACATCTAAAGACTTTTGAGATATATCTACACCTGTATAGCTTTTTATATTTGAAAATTTGAATTTCAAAACATCTCCACCTTTTCCACATCCCAGATCAAGAACGTCTGAATCTTTTTTCACATAATCTTTTATAATAACAGCTTTTATAAAGTTGTGAGCATTCCGTTCATCAAGAGTACCATCTATCAAGTTTCTTTTTTTGAACGATGCATTTTTGTCGTAATAATTTGTTGGATTCATTTTATATGGTTATTTTTATTCTTCACCGTCTTCGTCCACATCTTCATCGTTTTCTAGTTCTACAATTTCTTCTTTAAATTTTGGAGGTGATTTGGGTATAGGTTTAAACATGTCAGAATTTTTATCTTCATAAACGCTAGTAGTTTCTGGTTCTTCTTTTAGTTCTTCAATACTTCTTTCAACTTCTAATATTTTTACAAGTACGTACACTAACAAACCTACAGATACTAGTTGTAAAACAATAGAAGCCGTGTTCATTTTTTAAATCATAATTAAAATTTATATTGTTTATTTAACACACATAACATTTCATATACAAAAATAATAAATGACTGATACGCGTCTTTAGTTGTACAGACATGAACAACTGTAAAAATGATAAGTATACAATGTTGAAACTTTTTTTACTAAACCATTTTTTTTTATTTAAAACGCTTGCATTCTCAGAGCATTACGATTGTTTGTATATTTCAACAGCTCTGTCCCAAGTACAATTGTACTCTTTCATGATCGCGATCACTTGTCTACCACAAATGATCATTTATATATGTATCAAGATAATAATTATGTTTCGTTTTCTTAAAATGGCGACTTCTGCTGCGGTGACTATAAGTCTCTCACATTCACATAGTTTGGTGAGTCAAACCGTCGATCGAACTCAAGGTTGTGGATCAAACACAAGCGTAGTCTAGAAAACCCCAGCCTACGCAGCACACGACGATGCCCTCCGGTCCAATCAACCTCAAGAAGATGATCCAAAAAAAAAGGTCGGCTACCGTTCGCCCCGAACTGAAACAATCGGTTTATGTTCTCCCACAAAAAGTTGCTGAAGAAAGGAAAAAGCTTGAACTTCAAAAAAAAGAGAAAATTGCTGCAAAAAGAATCGAAGACATTAAACACTACAAGCGTTCTCTCAATCGCATTTGGATAGCAAAATACATCGAATCTCACGTTGGTATTCCATTTATGGAAGTATGTGCGGGATTGGACTCGAAGGATTCCAAAATTGTCAAACTTGTGAAAGAGACCAAACAAATGTTGGTTAATGAAAAGTTCGGTGTGGAAAAAGATGAGGAATAGGTGATTGTGATAAAAAAAGTGATTAGTAAATAAAAAAAACTGTAAAAAACACAGTACATAAAATGAATGTATTGTATTATTAAAATATTAAGTTTTTAATATCGTGTCAAAAGCGTTCCATTATTGCTGTAGTAATTGTGTTGTTATCAGCTTCTTCAAATGCTTCAACAAACATAGCAGGTCCAGTTCCTAAACCGCACGTACAATATTCGAATCTTCCTCTAGTTTTAACACTTGTTATAATACTTCCGTTTTTATGTATTTTCCATACATCATTTAAAGAATTTCCAGAAAGTTTTGTTTCCCCTATATTCAGTCTAACAGACCATATATTGGGTTTTATTATTTTAACTCTAAACGTTGGGTTCATTTTTTCTATAAGTTTTGAAAACAGTATGCCAAATCTGTTTTTCCCCCTTACCATAAATCCTAATACCATTTGGTTTCCATTTCTAGAAATTAAAGGAAATCTCCAATAAATACTGCTTGTCGCAAGTAGTTGGAGAAACGATCCCCCATGTAGAGTATGAATCGAAGATTTGTACCAGCGGTCTGTTATAAATTCTGGATTGTTTTTAAAAGAAACATCATAACTGTCGTAAGGTCCACATTGACACAAAAAACCACATGAAAGAAAAGGAATTGCGACTATTGTGCTTAATATGTCGAATATAAAAGATGTTGTATTTAGTATGGAGCACATTTAGTATTGAATATATAAATAATTATGAACACTGTTCAAGAACGTTGTAGATCTATACGCTAGTTGTTGAATGCAAATAAACACACTCCGTTAAAAATTTCATTGTATTTCATAATATTCGGAAAAAATACAAGGGATTACGCTTTTTTATTATACAATAATTACAAAGAAAGTATATATAATATTATTAATTCATTAATCCCTGATAATGATTGTGAACTTAATAATGAGTTATTCCAATTACGACAGTCCTTTTATTTTACATTTTGCTAATTTTGTATAGATATTATTTATTTTTTTTGTGTATGTGACAAACATCCAATCCTAACAACGGTCTTTTTGAGCACCGTGTTCCTTTTTTTGTGATTGATATACATTGTGTTACTTGTAAATTTTCTTTTACATTTTTTTCCAAAATTTTGGATTTACAAGTTTTCGGGTTGTTGTTTGAAATATCAGAATCTAACACTGGTTCTTCTTTTGAACCATTTTTATTTTTTTGTTCGTAAAACTCTAAACGTTTTAGTCTTAAACTTCGGGGAGATAGTTTGCAGCGCTCTAGTTCATAGTCTAGTTTTTCAGCATCTTCTATAAGAATATTTTCGATACAAGCTCTTTTTAATTCCATTTTTTCATCGTTTTTTTCATGTTCTACAATTTCTTTTTCTATATCTGTTCTGAGACACTCCATGTACTCGAGCTCTTGTATTTCTCGTATGTACCAGTCACTCATTATCAGAAAATGAGAGTTATAACATTCAATCTGATTTTCAGTAAACATATATACATAGTTATTTTAGTTATGACATGCAGTTCGCTGCAATTCACCAAACGCAAGCATTAGTTTTTGCGTTTCTTCCGGATTCGTATCCCATGTCGGAAGTCTTAAAATCATATTACCAACCGTAGAAAGTAAATCACATATTGACATGTGAACGTCAATGTACATTTTTTATAATATAAAGAGTTATAATTACGTGTTTTTTTCCAAACTGAAACTTATTTCCACCATTTCGTCTTTTCTTATTTTAATCAAAACATGTACACCAAACATATTAACACCATCCATATTTTTTATTATCAACTTTTTGAAAATAATTACACTTTCATTTTCATATGCGTTTACAATCATTGGAATACCACTTTCACAAACTAAACCGAATGACTTGAACAAAAACGTGACAGGAAGTCCCATAACACACTGAGTACAATAAGGTATTAGTGATTTGGGAATATTTTTTGGGATACTTGAATGACGTCTACCATTGTATCGGAATATACATCTTGGTGCATCTATTTTTAACTGTCTTTCAGCATCTTCTTCTGTTTCTAAACCTATGATCATATCTGCATCAAATAATTTTTTTTCAATGTATATTGTACTAAAATTGTCTTTGTGAATATCCAATTCTTTTTCATAATTTTTAAGTGTGAGTACATTTATATATTCCAAATCCATTTATAAAGTGTAATAAAACTTTCTCAATTAAATTTCATATATTTAAACTGCTTTTCTATGAACAAAAGTTTCAAATTATTTTTCTGTTCTATCGTCGAAAGCGTGAGGAAAATAGTACTTCGGAGGGTCGTGAACTACTTTTCTTCTTCACTATCTTCTAGATCTTTTAGTCTATCTTCTCTTAATGCATTTCCTATAAGTTTAGAAAGACGGTCTGCTTCATCGTCCGGTATTAAAAACTCATTCCAAAACTCATAGGTTGTAACTACAGAAAAATCAGCATTTATATCTTCCATTCTTTCTTCAAGATAATCTTTAATATTATTATCTACATCATCATATTCCGCATACTCATCTAAAAAGTGTTTTCCTATTTCTACAACTATTGACATAACTGTGTCATGTAGTATGTCTTCAATATTTTCAGTTATTATATCTTGAATTTCATGTAAAGCATGATCCATTGTAAATCCGTTTACGTCCATCAAAAGCTTTTCCATAATTTTTTGGGGTACTTCTTGTTGATCTAGACCTTCAAAATATCCTATACTTTTATAAAATAAATGTTCTTTTTCACTATGTATATCGACTCCAGATGTATAAAAACTGTTGATAGAACTATACTTTGAATATAAATCTGGTACTTTTAGCAGTATAATAGTTCTAATGTAAAGCTGTCGGAAATTTTCTAAACGAAATCCACCGTCAAAGGATCTACGAGAACTGGATCCGGCTTCTCCTCTTGGTTTTGTTGCTAATTTGAAAAATTCACTTGGACTCGCGTCGATATCTCCAAAAGCATAATTATTATATAATGTGTCTAAAAACTCTTCGGTATAAATATCAAGTCCAAATCCTTCTTTTACCATTGAAGATATAAATTCTGCAGTAAACATTTTTTTAGTTTCTTTTAAGTTTCCATGTGACCTTTTTCCTTTTCTTTGTACTTCTTTTGCTTTGACATCCGCATCTCCTGACACTTCTGTCTCAGACTTTTTTAGTTCATGATTTGAGTAATATGAAAGGGACCAGCTAGATAAATTTACATATTTGAAATTTCCAATACTTTCTGCCATAACGAATTTTTTTGAATGATCTGGCATAAATTCGTGTCTCAAAAATGATCTATCATATCCAGGATTTGTATTCGCTAAAAATACAATTACTTTTTCTTTATTTTCTTTAACATAGTTTTGGATATAGTTATAATGTTCACGTTCTAAATTGTATGGAGGATTTGTTATAAATAACATAAAGTCTGATATTTTAAATTTTTCAAGAGCATCTTTTAATGGTAGTACTCTTTGTAGTTCATGTTCACGGTAACTTTTATTACTGTCACGTATAACGTGATGAAAGTCACTTAAAATTTGTTGATTCGAAATATTTGCTCTGTATTTTACATAGTAACCTAACTTAAAAAGTAATATGAAAGAAAGGGATCCGCCAATAAATGGGTCAAATATAGTTCTATACTTTGGTAGTTGAAAATAAATATCAAAAGGTGTATCTTCATTGGATAAAATGTATCTTATGCTGTCTATTTCTATCTCATTTTCTTTCAGAATTATACAAGGAAATTTATGTATCTTATAAAGAATACCACCTTTGTTGCGATTAGGAAACCATACAAAAAGTTCCGTTACAGTATTCGCAAGTTTATATTCTTTTATATTTATTTCTAAA